GTGGGGATCATGCGGCCTCCTTCGGCGCGGCGGACAGGACCTCGAGGATCTCGGCTTTGAGGGAATCCGGGATGTCGGACCAAGTGCGGTAGGTGTCGGGATCGGCCTCGGGATAGAGGCCCTCGAGCGCGGCACGCCAGATGTCTTCGGGCGGCCCCTCTTCTTTTTTTTGCGAATTTTCGGGGTGAAAGCCGGTTCGGGCTGCCCATGCCGCGGCACGGGTGAGCTCGCCGGTCCAGTTGTTCAGCAGGGTGGCGAGATCGCGGCGGCGGATGTCGTCGCGGGGTGCGATGAGATCGGCGTAGTAGGCCTCGAGGGTTTGCCATTCGGACTCGGTGGTGCCGGCGATGGCGGCGGCGGAGAGTTTCCATGCGCGGCGCATCGACCGATCGAGCGCGGTGCCGGGGCGCATGCGAAAGATCGCTTTGGCCCGGAGAAGCAAAGGATCTTCCTCGGCTGAGTCGTCCCCGCTTGCGGGGACTATAGGGGTATCCTTTCCTTTCCCTGTTCCCTGTTCCTGCGTCGATTGATCGTCGAGGGCTCGGCGATCGTTCGACGAGGATTCGTCGAGCGCATATTGCTTGAGACGAGAGGGTTGCGGACGATCGACTCTTTGGTGTTTGCGGAAGTTGACAACGCGGCCGATGGGCCTGTCGCGGGTGCCACAGAGGATGATCCACTCGCTGCGCGAAAGCTCGTCGAGCATTCGACGAACGTTCGACGAATCTTCGCGGAAGAGGACGGCGCCGCGGATGTAGTCGGGATCGGCGTCGAAGTAGCCTTCGTCGTCGGCGAGGTTGAGCAGGCCGAGGGCAAGGATGCGGGTGTCGTAGGGCAACCGGCTCATGACGGGATGGACCCAAAACTCGGGTTTGACGGTGCGGATTCTCATGGGCGCCTCCTTTTTTTGGCGTTGCGGCCGTAGGTGAATTCGCGGTTGAAGCGGCTCTCCCACGGGATGCCGCGGCGCTTGGCCCAGGCATTGAGGGCGCGGAGCATTCCGGCGCAGTCGATTTGCTCGTAGCCGATGGTGCCGGGCTCGATCTCTAGTGTTTTGCCATTCATTTTCTTCACGCCGCTCCTTTCTTGGTGGCGATCCGGGCGGCGATGAGGAGCCAGCCGGGATAGGGCACGAGCTGCGTGGTGCCGTCGCTCTCGCGGGCGATGTCTTGGGCTTTGTGCGGGATGGGCTTGGAGTCAGGAGTTGACGTGGTGTTCATGGGCTTGGATTTCGTCTTTGGTCATGGGGCGCCAACCGAGGCGATCGAGGAGCCAGACCATGACGCGTTGGGTTTCGTAGAAGCAGGCGGAGCACTGATAGCCGATGTCGGTCAGAAAACCTGCGCGTCGCGGACACATGCAGCACCATTGGATGTCTTCGTGGTCTTTCATCGGAACTTCGGGGCGATGCGGTGGACGGTGGCTTCCCATTCGCCGGTGTCGTTGAGCTTCACGGCGAAGCGCTCGCCGGCGCGGTAGAAGGCGGAGTTGCGGACGCGGACGTTGCAGAGCCCGGCCTTGCCTTCGACAAAGCAGCCGAGGAGCTTGGGGTTGAAGTAATGGCGGCTCGCCGTGGCGAAAACTTGGACTTCCGGATCGAGCTCCTCGACGGCGACCTCCGGCGCGGGGCCAGGACGCCACTCAGGCGCGTCTTCCGGCGGCGCCGGGACGTCGGGCGGTTCTTCCACCACGATGGCCTGCTGCGTGGCCTGACGACGCAGGCGCAGGGCCTCCGCCATTTTTTTGACGCCGGCCGTGGTCAAGACGCGGAGCCCCCCTTCCTTTTTTTCGTAGTCGGAGCCTTCGTCGAGGTTGGTTTCGCGGACGACCGCTTCGGTCCCCCGCCCTGTTTCTTTTTCGTCGTGCGCTTGCATAAATCCGGTGCGGCGGGCGGACCCCAATCCGCGCCGCCGCGTTCCGGAGAAGCAACCAGACTTCCGGCTTCCCCTACGGCAGCCGGGCGCGTGTCTGGCTCACCACCCGCGGAACAAATGGCCCTTTGCCCAAAATTCTGTTTTTCGCTATCAATCACCCCAGAGTGGGGACTATCAACAAGGCGACCCCCTCCCCCCCTGGGAGGGGGGGTGTTTTCGATCGGGGTGGCCCTCGGAGTGGTCCCAATCGAAGCTCCGTCTCTGTCACAATGGGCCACATCCTCTGATCCTATATCAGAGGTCGCATCAGGCGCAGGCAGCGCCGGTGCCTCGGCGGCCGCCCTTTGTCCGGGCGTTTCCGGCGCAATACCGGTTGAAATAACCTCGAGCTCCTCGACCTCGACTACTGGCAACGCATCGAGGAACGCCTTCACCTGGTCAGGCTTCACTTCGACGCGCTCCACTCGACTCGTGGCCTCACCGGACAGCAGCTGCTGCTTGTCCACCATGACCGCCGTGACGATCGCGGCATCCTTGGCCGACTTCGTATTCGGCAGCAGCTCCAAGACCTTCTCGACTCCGAGCTGCGACGCCCGGCGAAGATCACGCAGAAGTTGCTTTTTCTCCTGCTCTACAGAAAACCCTTCCCGATCTCGCACCGCGCAGACCGTATTCCTCGAGATCCCAAGCGCTCGGGCCGTGGAGGAAATGCTCTGACCCTCGGCGACCATCCGGACCACAGCCGCATAAACTCCTGGACGATCCCGAAACAGTCGCTCACCGGTGAACTCACCGGATTCAGCCAGCCTTTTCTCCGCTTCCTCTATCTCCGAAAAAAAAGAAAAAGGCGGGGCGGCGCGCTCCGCTTGGGCGGCCGATTCGATAAGGGAGGAACCACGGTCCGTCATGCTACAGCTCGAAGACGTGGACGTTTGCTGATGCGGTGCGATTCCAACCAGGAAGAGGCAGCCGACTCCGGAATCAGAATGCGGGCACCAAGCCGGTAATGCTCAAGATCCCCCGACCACAAAGCGCGCTCGACGGTCCTCCTGGACACGTTGAGGTGCTCTGCCAGCAAATCGACGGTGAAGCACCGCGGCACATGTTTGTTTGCGTCCGGATTTGACATACAAAAAAAGAAAAAGGCCGGGGCGGTCAGTCCGGCCTGGCAAGGCAGTTCTCGGGGGGCATGTCATGCTCGGCGCAGTATTTGACAATGGCGCCGGCGGACGTTGCCGCGTAGACGATCTGACGCCATGGGCCGGTCATTGAGCAGAATCCCTCAACCATCCAGCGCCGCATGGGCTGTTCTGCCGTTGCTTGCGGTGCCGTCCGGATCTCGTGCCGGAAGCGGCCGCGTTGCACGCGCTCCATGGTTGCAACCAGGCTCATTTCCGCCTCCGTTCAAACGCTCGTTCGACCTCCATCATCAGCCTCCACAGGCATGCGATGAACATGACCAGCAAAACAAAAAGGACCGCGGAATCGCTCATGCCGCCTCCTCGCTTTGCGCAGCTGCTGCTTCGGATTTTAGCCGCGTTAGTTGTTCGATGATTAAACGCCTGACGACTGCGGAGCGGCTTAAATACTGGCTTCGCGCATGCTCTTCGATTGTTTCGAAGATTTCGCCGGGCAACGTCACGGTCAGTGGGATTGACTTGTCCATGGGTTGTTTCCCCTATTTCCCAAGTTTCCCATGGGAATGCAAGGAAATATTTGCACCCCACAATTTCCCATGCGACATTAGTCCCATGAAACGCACGGGCTCGAAGTCTGGTCGGCACGGTGCCGGCAAGAACTCAGTCGACATCGCTTGCACCATCCCAGCCGATGTCGATGCCGAGCTGCGCAAGCTGGCCGCCGCCAGCGAGCTGACCCGGGGCGGCTACGCCCGCGACGTTATCATCCAAGCCGTGGCCAACGGCTACCTGCGCAAAATCACCCGCACCACGGCCAAGCACAGCAAGATCGTGCAATATCCGCTCGATCACCCGGAAAACCCGACGGCCCGCGCTGCGGACGATGCGGCAGGTTAATATTGCCGGATCAATATTCGGAAGCCAATATCATTCGAGGCCCTTGGCCCGGATCGTATTGGTAATTATTGCTTGGGAAGCAACTTCACTTTTCCCGCCGCATCAATTTCAGCAAACGTCTCGACTGTTCCGGTTGCCGTCCAACGATCCCAGCGCCATACAATCGCCGGAGTTTTTGGAATCAATGCCTCAAAATTGAGACCAGCTGAATTAGTGATCGGCTTAGCCAACCCTGTTTGTGCATCTAACGCATAAGCATGCCCCGCCTTGTCGATCATCCAATTTTGGTCATTGGCTGAATACAGCTCTGCAACCGTGACCGGAATTACCTGCACGTCGTAACGCCACAGCCAGCTCAGCCAGGCCACCACAACCGCCATCAACGCTAGTTTAACCATCTTCATTGAGTTTCGTTTATGCCGGAACACCCATCGCAAGTGCAACTCACATCCACAGCCTTCGGCTGCACCACCCGCACCCGCACGAACTTCAGCTCCGGCCACGCCGGCCAAACGATCCCGCCCTTGAGATCCAACGCCTCCGGCCCGATCGGCACCACCTGCCAGGGCCCGTCGGCCGCCGGCGCCGCCTCCACCAGCAACGTCGGCTCAGCCCGCGCCACCGTGGCCGCCAACATCATAGCCAGGACAAACCCTCTCACGGCGTCCTCGCAATTCTAAACCCCGCCCAGGCGTCCGTGATATCCGGCGAGAACTCGAAACGCTTCGTCCACCGGATCGACGTCGCCGCGTGCACATAGCTCCCGCTCCGCATCCGCCGAGTGTGCCATCCCGACGTCACCTGGTCAAAGCACCACTCCGAAAGATTCCCGCTCATGTCATAAAGCCCGATCTCATTCGCCGCCTTTGTCCCCACCGCCTGCGCCGCGCCCGCATTCACGCTATACCACGCCACATCGCCCGGCGTATTGCTGCCCGCGTAAGTAAATCCCCCGCTCGAGCTCGCACCACGAGCCGCATACTCCCACTCACGTTCCGTCGGCAGCCGCCAACCATTCGCCGCCCGCGCCGTCACCGGCGAAATCGTCGGCCCATAGCTCCCACTACGATACACCGCACCATCGACCAGATACACCGGCACCAGCCCCGCCATCTCCGACAGCGCATTGCAAAATTTCACCGCCTCATACCAGCTCACGCCGCCCACCGGATGCGAAAGTGAAGCCGTCGACTTCGCCACAATGTCATAACCCCGCGTCACCGACCACGCCCGCACCGCCTCCCACTGCGCGGCCGTCACCTCATACCTCGCCATCGTGAACCCATCGACAAACAGCGCCGTCCCCCAGCTCGAGCTCGACAGCGAACCCGTCGGCACCGCCACCGATTCCACCACCGGCGCCGGCACCGGAGTCGGCGTCGGCGTCGCCACCGGCACCAGCTCACCCGAGATCCGGTAAAACCCCGCCTCACCCGTCACCCGCCCCGCATTCATCCGCCCATTCGTGATCATCCCCGCCGACATCGGCACCTCCGACCACGGCCCCGCGGTTAGATCCGTCGCATGCTCCAGCCTGATAATCACATCATGCTGCACACTCCCCCAACCAATCGAAGAACCAACAACCGCGAATGCGACAAGATACCGTGCTTTCATGGTCCCAGGCTAACGCCCGGCGCATACCCTGACAACCCCCGAAGATCAAAAAGCATCCGCTCCGGCACCGGCGCCACCGACGTTAAGACCTTCCGCTCCCAGGCCCCGGTCCAATCCTGCACCCGGATCACCGTGATCCGCCGAGCCGAACCATCCGACCGCACTTCGACCGGCACCTCCAGCGGCGCCACGCCCAGGTATTCATTATCCCGCTCCACCCAGGCACCCCGCGGAATCGTCTGCACCAGCACACGCCGCACCTCCGGCGCGGGAAGAGTCATTGACACTTCCCGCTCCGGCGCCGACGCGCAACCGGCCAGCATCAAAGCGGCGCCGGCTCGTGCAATAACGCGTGATAATGTTTCCATGTTGTTTGAATACTTCCATGCCGGAGCATCCGGCTTGCCACCTCCAGCCCGTCACGCAGCGCCACCTGCGCGCCGAACTGCTTGCGCAACTCATACGCCCCCTTGTTCCGATCCGGAATAAACCGACGCACGAAACGATTGATCGTCCGCTCCGTCACCGTCTCCGCCTCCGTCGGATTCGCCCGCGGAATCACGAACCCCTTGCGATTATCCGTCGCCGCGGCGAGCTGCTCGAGCAGCTCCGCCCGCATCGGCACATCCCCCGACCGGCCCTTCGGATGAAACCACGTCCCATCCTCCAACCGCCGCTGCTCGATCCGCCACAGCCGGCCCTTCGTCCCCTCCACCAGCCACTCCCAGCGCAGCGCCGCCACCTCGATATTACGCAGCCCGCACCAACGCATCAGAGCATACACCGCCCACAGCCGGCGCAGATTCGCGCTCCGCGCCGTGCGCAACCGCTCCGCCGCCGCATCCATCCGACGCAACACATCCTCCGGGATCGGCGTGAACCCCTCGAACCGCTGCTCCGTCTGCCGCCCCGCGATCTTCACCGCCCGCAGCTCCGTCATATCCGGCAGCACCAGCCCCGCCTTCGCATACCAGCGCATCGGCTCCGGGGCGAACACCGCACGGATCTGTGCACCGGTCGACTTGCGTCCGATCGGCGAGCCCGGCCAGGCGCGCAGATACCGCTCCAGCTGCTCGCCTGTCAACTTTGTCATACACACACCGTCCGGATCGGCCGACGAAAACGAACGCACCCACTTGCGCACCGCCGACATATTATTCTTGCGCGTCTCCGCCTCCGACATTTGCTCCCACACCGCGAGCACCTCGCCCAGCGTCGCATACCCCGGGCGCTTCATCGTCGAGCGCGCCTGGCCATCGCCCTCCAACTCCCGGCGGATGATCTTAGCTTGCGCCACCGCCTCCTTGTAATTAGTCTTTCCGGTCGACCGCTTAAAACGGCGCCCACCAATTTGCACCCGGTAATAATAAACATCCGAGCCTGCTTCCCGATACACCGTTACCTCGGTGTGCCGGCGTTTGTCTTGGGCCACTTGGGCCACTTCTCGTGCCACTTCCATAGCCACAAGCTGACACACGCAGACACAGCCAGCAAGAAATATTTCGCGCCAGCATCAGAAAATCCGTCAGAGGTAACTGGCCCGAATTACCCGCACCACTTCTTACAAAGCAGCCATAGCTCAATTGGATAGAGCATCTGACTACGGACGCGGGGGTTTTCTCTGTAGGATTGGCTGTTGGGCCGTTTGGTGGGCCACTTGTTGACTTTGCTTACCGCGGCGGGACGCTGCGCCCGAGCGGGCTGTTGACCAGGGCTTGCCGGAGGAACATTTGCGTCCTGGTCAATCGCCGCGGATCGGCGCCGAGCACGGCGCTTTTCACGGCTGCGTCGATGTCGGTGATGTCTTGGGCCAGCATCTTGACCTTCATCTCGTCGGGCAGGCGGGCATAGACCGGCGCGGCCATGCGCCAGGCGAAGTGACTCATGGTGAAATTCCCCAGGTAGTATTGATACGCGGCGAGTTGCTCGTTGGTTAGATCCACCTTCCTGCCATTGATTGTCGCCGTGCGTTTTACTTCTTTCGGCGCCACCGATGAATCGCCCGTCGCATTGATCAGTCGCGACACTTCTTGAAGCACCGGATTCTTCTTGAGTTGCGCAGACATGGCCGGATTGAGCAACACATTCATCACCGTGTTGCCGCCGTATTGATATCGCTGGATGGCTTGCCCGGTGACATCAAACCTCGCCGGAAACTTCGTCGAGTATCCCGGCACGCTGGCCAACACCTTCATGAACTCCCGTTGCACCGCACTGTTGCTGCCTCGCGTTTCACGCACCATGTTATCGTTCAGCTGCATTGCTTGCCGCACGAGTTGCGGGACGAACATACTCGGCACGCCCGCAATTGTGTCTATTGTTGCTTGCACCACATCCGAATATCCAGATGCTCGCATAAATGGCAGCAGCCCGCTGAGCAAAGGCAATTCCTCGAGCGATTTCGCGCCGGCCACCATGCTCATCGCCGCCATGCCGGCCTTCTCCGCTAGGCCCTTCTTCATCGCCTCGCGGTCCGCTCGTTCCATCTGCGCGGCAAGCTCGGCGCCGGCGGCCACGGTGATCGCCACCGGCTGCGCCCAATCGTAAGCCATGATCAGGTCGCCATCTTGTCCCTCCTGCCGCATGAACCAATTTCCGCTGAGCAACGCCCGCCGCAGCGCCGACAGATTGATCCGATACGCCCCCAGCCCGCTTGCGCGGCGCATCGCCTCGAGCTTGTCATCATCCTCCCGGCTCGCCGTCAGCACCCCGATCGAGTAAAGCCAGAATCCTGACGCATAAATCCCGCTGCCGATCAGCGCCTGTGTGAAAGCCTTGTTGAATGCCGCTTGGTCAAACTTCGCGCCGTGCCTCCCGTCCGACGTGGCATACAAAATTCCCCGCATCCCCTTGTAGAACGCATTGATCATCCCCAGCGGCGACCAATCCACCAAGCCACGCATCGCGATCGACGCCGGCACTTGCGCAAACGCCATCAGCGCCGTGCCCAGACCGAACTGCTTGGTCTTCGTGCCCGTCGTTCCCCAGTTCAACCATCCCCGCATCTCCGTTGCCACCTTACCCATCACGGTCGGGTTTTGGTAAATGGCATACGCCGCCTCGGCCATTGCCGCCTCGATCATTTCCGGCGTCGGTTGTCCCGTCCACTCGCCATTGCGCTGCGCCGCCCGTTCCATCTTCGCCAGGCTCGCCCGGAACGCCGACATCCAGAACGCCCGGTCGCCCGCACCCAGCGCGATCGACAGCCCCGCGTCCCAGAACCGCATGAACTTCGACGAGAAAATCCTCCCGCCCACATTGCGCACGTCCGCGATCTCGAACTTGTTCTGCGTCGTCAGCTTCGCCAACACCCGCAAATGATTTACCCCCGCCATGAAATTCTCGAAGAAATGCGCCTGCGGATTCTGCTGTTTGTTCCACAAATAACCCTTCCGCACATCCGCGATCGGCGCCATCAGCCCCTTCAGCCGCGGCCCGAGATTCACGCCCACGCTCGTCCGCTTCCCTGTCAGCAACGACATCAACGGGTCCACCACGCCCGTCACTGCACCATCCCGCCCCACATCCGCGATCCACTGGATCTGGTTGCCGCCAAGGTTACGCATCCACGTCTTCGGCGCGAACAGCATCGACAGATAGCTGAACCCCCGCACCTTTACCCAAAAGTCCACCGGCACCAGCTCATGCGCCTTCTCGAACATCATCGCCCCGATCACCATCTTCACATCCGGATCAGTCGCGTTCTCATAGCGTTGCCCCAGCGCCCGCAACTCCCGCGCCATCTCCGCCGTCATCCCCGGCACGCCCATCAGCCGTGACACTTGGCCGAGGAACTCCGCGTCGGTCATGTCCTTCTGCTCGGCCAGCATCTTGAGCAGTTTGTCGAAATTTCCTTTGCGCAGCCCTTTGGACCCCCGCTTCGCCGCCTGCACATAATTCCGCCGCGTCTCCGTCACGATCTTCGTGAATGCCACCACGATCGACTTCGCCACCGCCTCGGCCTCGGCCGCCGCCATGTTGCCCTCCGACGTCAGGATCTGCGTGATCTGCTTGACCATCTCCGACTGCTTGGCATCCGAGAGCAGCACGTCCCGCACCTGGCGATTCAGCCCCTGCGTGCGGGCCTTCGTCTCCGCCGTCACCTCCGGGCCCGCGGCCGCCGGCCCGAGATCCGCCTGCACCCGCGCCTTCACCCGGCGTTTGATCCTGTCCTGGATCTTCTCATCCCCCAGCTTGCCCGAGCGGATCACCTCACTGCCCTCCTTGAACTTCACGTCCGCCAGCGCCGTCCGCAACCGGTCCACCTCCGCCTGGAGCGCCTTGATCCGGTCCTGCGCCTCCTGCGGCAGCGTATTGATATACCGCGACACGATATTCTGCCCGTAGAGGACGATCCCCTCCGGCGTCAACCGCGCCATCATCGCCAACACCGAGATCGTCTGCCCCAGCGACGTCGCCCGCTGGCTCATCGTCGACACGATCCCCGCCGCGCCCGCGTGATCCCCCGTCGCCGAGAGACGCCCGGCCGCCTCGATCCCGATGGCAAAATCCACCGGCGTCGGCACCGTATCATTCCCGCTCAGCTGCGCGATCCGCAACTTCGCCGCCTCCAGCCCGTTCGTATTGATCCACTCCTTCGCCGCCTCCGCCTGCGCATTCAGCGAGATCGGGATATACTCACTGCCCAGCCGCGCCCGCGTCTCCGGCGCCAACGCCTCATTCCGCGCCGCCTTCGCCTCGAACTGCCGCGGCTTCGCCTTCGGCCGCACATCCCCCACCGCGCCCGTCGTATCCGAGAACCTCGACGCCTGGTAAGCCGCCACGATCCGGTCAAACGCCTGGCGAAGAAACTGCGCCACCCGCTGCCCGAACTCCCGGGTCATCTGCGCCGACCAAGTGGCAAAATCCATCCCCGCCCGGTAGACCGTCCGCCCGTATTCCACCAGGTCCTCGACGATCGAGAGGTCGACCGCGCCCGCATCCGGACGCAGCTTGCGTTGGATGTTGCGCTTCGTTTGGGTCGGCGCCACCTCGGCGACGACTTGCTCGAGCGCTGGATTGCCCGCCGCTAAGAGGCGGAGTATGCGGGGCTCAAAATCGCCGGACCTTGCGGCCTCTCGGAAGATTTCAAGATGTTCGGCTGGACTGTAGCCGCGGACTCGCCACGCAAACGGGCTTCCTCCGCCGCTCTCTTGGCCCTGTTGCGAGGGCTGTTGGGATTCTGCGCCAACTCCGCGGCGATCTGGTCTCCCAGACCGGTCCTGCCTTTGGGATACTCGCTCATCACTTGTAGCATAAGAATATTTTCCTCCTGTGTCAATGTCTTTCAGAGACAAAACCTTTGGCGCATCTGTTACTGACGTGCCCTCGTTTGAGTAAAACTTGAAACGAGCGTTGGGATTGCCCTCAAAGGTCTTTGCTATCTCCACCATCGACCTTTGCGCGCCGGCATGCGTTTCCGGCACAGACGCATATGGCCCCCAGCGCCCTTCCTGCTGCGCCCGGCGGATTGCCCCGCGAGCGACTAGCTTGAGAGGTCGCTGCACATACCGCACTTCGACTTCCCATCCGTTATCCAGTGCCTGCTGGATTGTTTGCTTGGCCCAATCCGTTTCGCGCAGCGTGCCGTCAAATACCAGGTCGGCTTCGGCCACGACGTCATCTGTCACCGCCGTGCTCTTGCCCGCCGCTACGCCGCCGGCCGTGAAGAGCAACACCTTGCGATCGCCGCGATTATTGATCTCCCGCCACAGCCGATCCTTGGCCGCAGCTTGCGCTACGCGCCCCGTGGCATTGACAAACCCGATCCGCCCCTCCCGCCCCTGCGCATACTCCGGCAACACATTGCGATAAATGTCCGTGCCGATGACCTTGCCGCTCTTGCTGTCCGGAATCTCGTCGTATGCTGCGTCTGACGTTGCGGGGTCATCCACGATGGCCCGCATCCGGTCCTCGAACTCCTGCAAAGTCGGATCAAAATTTGAACTCGCTCGGAACGGAACTTGGATCTGCCCATCCGGCGTCCTGTAAGGATTTGCTGTAGCGGCGCCGTCCACGGCGTCGGTCGTTTCCGTTGCGGTAGTGACGGCCGGTGAAGGGGCGACGGCCTCCGCCGCCGGCGGAGCAAACCTCTCATCCCCCGTCGGTGCGGGCACCTCCACGGCGGCCGTCGTCGGCTCGCCAAAGACATCATCGCCCACGACCTCCACCTGCGTCACCGTCGGCACCGCCTGCTCTCGGGCCGCTTGCCAGGGCGCTTGCACCCCGCTCGGCGCCGCGCCCGCCCTCGAGCCCACGGACGAAGCCACGCCCGCCGGTCCGCCGATGGCCAAGCCCGCCAGGCCCTCGAGGGCACCGGCGCCGGCCACGCCACGCATCGTCGGCACCTCGAAGCCCTCGCGTTGCTGCGCCAAGTTGCGGGCCAGCTGCTCCTGCCCGCCCTGCGCCGCCTCCGGCAACGCCTCCTGCAAAGCCGTCCGCCCCGCCACGCGGAGCACACCGCCGGTCGGCGCCGCCGCACCGGCAATCGCCCGGCCCGCCAGGCGTTCCGCCCCGATCGCCGTGGCCAAAGCACCGAGCCCGTAGCCGGCGAGGATCTGGTCGATATTCTCCCCGCGGTAGGCCTGCGCCTCCGCCGCGGCCGCCGCCGCTTCCTGCGGCGAACGCCCCGCTTGCAACATCGCCTGCTCCACCGCTTGATAAATTTCTCCTTTGACGATACCGCCGCCCATCGCCGCGCCCGTCGCCAGCTGCGCCGCCTGCACCGCCGCGGCTCCACCGCCGAACAAACGTGCCGCCCCACCCGTCGCCACCGTCGGCGCCATCGTCCCCACGCCCTGCGCCACGAACGCCGTCGGCGACTCGGCAAACGCCCGTCCCGCCGCCGCCACCTGCGCGCCGAGCCCTTGGTCCTGCGCCGCCTGTTGGATCTGCGCCACCCGCTGCTGCGAGGCCTGCGCCTCCGGCGAGAGCTGGCTCTGCCAGAACGCCTGCCGCTCGGCAAACTGCTGCGACGCCGGCGAATCCGCCCCGAAGACATCGGCCAAGGCCTTCAGCCCCGTCGTCGCCCCCTGCATGATGAAGACCGGCACGTCCGCCGCCTTGCGCAACATCGACGACTCCTCCGGCACATCGGCCAAGAGCACCGACGCCGAACGCCGCGGCCGCACCTGCTCCGGCAAAGCCTGGTCCGCGCTGCGCACTGGCGCCGCGGCCGCCGCCGCGGGCTCATCCGCCACATCCGCCAGCAAAGCCGAAGCCGAACGCCGCCCCCCGCCCTGCCTGGCTCCCTGCTCCATGCTCCCCGCCTGCGGCGGCGTCACCGGCGGCAAATCCTCATCCGCCTGCGGCAGCGCTGGCTCGAGCCCTTGATCCATCGACGCATCCGCCGCCACGACCAGATGGTCCGGGGCAAACTGCATCGGCGCCGGCGGCAACGTCTGCTCCTCCGGGGCGATGTCCACCACCGAAGGCTCCACCGGTCCCTGCGGCCACTGCTCACGGCGGGCCAGATCGAGTTGCAACCGATCCTGCTCCTCCGGATCGAACGGCACGGCCAGAGCCGCATCGAGAAGTGCGCTGGCGCTGCGGCT